TTCATGGACAGACTGGAACGAAGTTGAAGAATTTTACGAAAAAGAAGACAATTTTCTAGTACCTTTAATTCGACAGCAAGTAGACCGCCCTGGGCAATATATTGGTCCTTTTGACAATTCTGATAATTGGTGGAATAGTTTTAACAAACTACTTCCTTATTTTAGGAGAGTGGAGTTTGCAGGGGGAGAACCTCTTATGGATCCTACTCATTTTAAGATTTTACAAGCATTATATCCGTATGGAAATAACATAGAGATAAAATATGCAACTAACGGGACCAAATTTGGAATCAATAAAAATGAAAACATTTACCGTTACTGGCCCAATTTTAAGTCAGTTGCTTTAAACATAAGCATCGACGGAATTGAAGATTCTTACGAATATATAAGAGGAAACGGTGACTGGAGGCTGTTAATCGAAAATATTTATAAGTTTAAAGAGATACCTAACATATCAAGAATAGTAGGGGCAGTCGCTGTTCAGGTAAGCAATGCTTTAGATTTAGATAAAATGATAAGGTATTTCCTTGACGATATAGGTATTGTCTTTTATGCTAATATGGTAAGATATCCGCAAGTTCTATCCATCCAGGTTTTGCCTGCAGAAATAAAAAATATAGTAGTTGATAAATTGATTGCTGTTAGACAGGAAGTCTCAAAATTTAAATTAGTAAAAGAAAATCCTATTTTAGAAAATATCACTTACCAACAAATTGACGGCATAATTAACTTTATACAATCCGACAACAAAACAGATTTATGGCAAGATTGTATAGACTATAATAAAAAATTAGATAAGACTAGGAAACAGGATTTTTTTGCTGTTCACCCAGAATTTAAAAAATATGCATAAAATTACTAGTAGATGGCCTCATCAAAATTCTTTAAAAATAGAATGGAACTTAGGAAAAAGATGCAATCTAGATTGCTCATATTGTCCTCCAGAGATACATGACAATCACTCTTCACATACTAGTATAACAGTTTTAGAAAAGGCTGTGGATAGTCTTTCTCACATTAAAAAACCTCTAAGAATTAGTTTTACAGGAGGTGAACCTTGCGTTCACCCTCAAATATCTCAACTTTTTAGATATACTAGGGAACATGCAGATTGGATAAATGTCACAACAAACGGAACTAGAAAAGCAGAATGGTATGCAAAACAGCCTGTCGATCATATAGTCTTTTCACTGCACTTCGAAACAGAAGATTGGAAAAGATGTTTGACTAATATTATAGATACTAATAAGATGGTAAGTATTCCATTACAAGTGAATGTAATGGCACATCATAAACACATGAAAAACGTCAAAACTGCTGTTGAAACACTAGACAACGCAGGAGTAAAATATGTCATACGTCGCATTCGTTGGACAGAAAAACATGATAAATTTGATGATATGCGTTATAGTGAAAAAGATTTAGATTGGATATTACAAAACGAGGCAACTTCTTTACCGAATTGCGAAGTCGATAATGAATATTACATACACGCAAATGACATTATAAAAAAACATCAAAACCAATTTAAAGGATGGAGTTGTAATATCGGACTAGAAAGCTTGATGATCAACTGGGACGGGGAAGTTCATAGAGCAACTTGTAGAGTAGGAGGTAGTTTAGGGAATATTTACAAAGGCAATTTCGAAATTCCTATGCAGCCAGTCTCCTGTACTCGAACATGGTGCACCTGTGCTGCAGATATTCCGATAACAAAATCAAAAATCTAGTTCAGGAAAATAATCTCTCCAGGATAAACCTCTCTGTTTGTCTAGTGTGTCTAAATATTCGGTAAGCATCGGCAATTTATTTGACCAATCTTCTTGGAACATATAATCAATTAAACCAAGCCACCTCTGTTTTCCATAAGGATGAGAATTGAAATATTTGTCGTTAACTTCAGATAAAAAACATTCAATGTTTTCTGCGGCTTTCTTCTTTTCTGTCAACGGTAAAACTCTTACATTTTGATAGCTAGGTAAGTAAACTAAATGTGTTCCTATGATAGGAGCGCCTTCGTTTTTTCTATTAATGTCTATTTTATTTTCTATGAAAAATCTAGCCATATCAGGTAAATGAATTACGTTCAGTGCTTGTACTGCACATGCAACATTTACAAAGACGTTATTACTAGATTGTGTGGTTATTGTGTGCAATTTGTTGTAAACCGAATCCCATTCTGACGGATACCGTATATAGTTGTTCCTATCTCCGACTGCATCGAGACTAAAATTAAACTTGACTTTTTCAAAGTGACTCCAAATTCTAAGAAAGTCATCATTTATGTAGGTGCCGTTAGAGTTATAACGCAAAATTATATTTCTAGAATGCCCAGATTCTATCAATTTTTCAAGAATATTCTTATGCTCAGGAATCATTAAGGGTTCACCGCCTGCAAAATATAATTCTTTGATATTACCTAGTTGCTGATTTACAGAAGCTAAAAAATCGTTTTTTTGATACCATGTATAATCAAAAGAAGAATCCCAATCTAAATCATTTTTTAGTTGAGAATCTTTGATTGAAGACACCATTAATTTCCAGTCTTTTATCCACGACGAACTATCATGAGGAGAACACATGGTACATTTTAAATTACAAACATTTCCTAGCCTTAGATCAAAATATGGAATTTTGCACGGCAATGACCCATCTTGTCCGGTTTGTTTGTAAATTTCATCAAGGTTTATTCTATTTTTCCAAACTTCTGTTTCCCATTGTCTTTTGCTTACTATGCCATTATCTTCTTCGGTAAAACATTTTGTACACGAATTTGGAATTTCTCCATTCAACATCTGAAGCCTGGTCTGTTTCATAAACGAAGAATTCCATATTTCTTCAATTGAACTTTCTCTAAGATTCATAGGTACGCCGTCATCTTTGACCAAGCCTGCTGTTTTATCATCGGTACTTCCTGCACCACTAGCATTTGACGTACAACATAAGCGAACGTCACCGTTAGGTCTTGTAGCAAGATGTATCCAGGGAAGAGGACAAATTGTAGTACTCATCTAAATTACCTTATCTATTTTCTTTCCAATAATCATAAACCTGCTATATTTTTCCCCGGCCAAATCTCCTTCAAAACAACAATGTATTCCGACTTTATTTTTTAGTTGAGTCACTGATTTTACGCAATTTATATGTTCTTTTATCTCGAAAAAATCGTTGTTTTGCGCAACAACTAACGTACTTTGAGGAATGTTATCTAGCCATTGGTCTATAGCACTATCATAGACATGCTCTGTGCTTGTGTTTATTACAATATCAGGTTTTTCACTGTATTCATACTTGGCCATGTCGTCTGTTACTGAGATAAATCTTCCCTGCATCTCATACCTTTTATTCACAGTAAAAGCCGTTTGTTCGCATTTAGGGTCAATATCAACTGATATAATTTTTTCTATAGGAATATCTGAATTAAATAACAATGCTGCTAAAACGCCGTTCCAACCACCATGTATCACTATACGATTTGGTTTGTCTTTAGCAAATCTTTTTAGATTTTCAATCAACCATATTTTTGAATGAACCTGACCTTTCCAGAAACTCTCAAGGGTTCTATATCTATCATCTGAATTGCGTATAGCATCCATCCAAAAAAGAACATCCTCTATATTAACCTTCATATTTTACCTTTGGTATTTTTGAATCCGCAGAACTTACACAGGTAGGTGTGATACATTTTTGCGGTGACTTAAACAGGTTAAATCCTGTATCTATTGTTCCTAGAGGCTGATCATGACAGGAATACGAGCGTTTAATCTCGCCTCCGGGTTCTCTAATGATACAACTTTGATAGCCCGCATTGCATGACCAACCTTGAAACTTATTAAAACCGAATGCATTTAGCCTCTCTGCTTGATCAAAATCATACCAATTTCCTGCGTCATCTTGTAAACTCATTTGAGCTGCTTGTTCCCCATTTATATGCTGCGGAAATCCTGTTTGCATCTTGTCTATCTGTGCCTGAGTATAGTCTCTCACAATAAAGCTTGCTGTAGAGTCGCTTTGAGGCTTTAGCGTGACGTTTATACCCCGTTCTGCAAACCTTGCACACCTATCATAGTATTCGTCGAATAACTCTGGCACCATAACCTGATTGATTGTAAGTAGTACACCTTGTTCTGTTAGCTGAAGGCATTTATCCCCAAATTCCTGTTCATCAGCAAACTCTGCGTGAAAACTTGCAGTAATGCTTCTACGTTCTAACTGTTCAGTAATATCTAGCCATTCTCGCCACCATTTAGATCCTGGCGATAGATTGGTAGTCATGTGTATGCTTTGGTATTCTGGATTAGGGTCGTCGGCATAGTGTTCTATTAACCTTAAAAAATGCTTGTATGCTGTAGGCTCACCGCCTGAAAAAGAAAAATGAAAATTCTTAAATCCATTGTCTTCTGCTTGCGACTTTATTTCATCCATAACGTCACAATAGGTTTGCAAAGGTCTGTGATCAGGTGTAGATGATCTAGCATACGGCCAGCAGTAGGAACAGGAATAGTTACAAAAACGAGCAAGGATCCAGGACACAGTAAATAGATCAGTATCTAATAATGTTTTCTGTCCTAATTTGACAATTTTATCAAATGGTATATTTTGAAAATCAGGCATATTTCCCTGCATCATACATCATTGTGGAACACTGTCTAGCACAGGTTATGCATTTGCTTTCCCCTTTCCAATATTGGGGTAATTTTTCCCAAAGGTCTTTATCAGTTTTGAATAATCCGTCTGCACAATTAGGAACCCCGACATCCTGTAACACATTTTTTGTGTTTTCGACAACGATATTTCTTAGAATATGTATAGGACGATCTTCTTGAATTTTTTCTTCTTGGTATTCGCCACCTATCCAACAGCAGGGAAATACGTTTCCATAAGGATCTACATAGACACTTTTTTCGTTTTGACAGCGTGGATTAATTTTGGCGTTGGCAATAGCAGATTGGCGTGTGTCTTTATCTAAAAGTCTTTGAAGGGTATAATTAGGAGTCATTTTATATTCTTCTTGATTAGCTGGTTTTAAATAATATTCAAAATTTCCTTGTTTGTCTAAAACTTCAAACTTATCCATCTCATAAAAACGTGTGGTTTTTACAAAATCGACAGAATGCACACCTAATGTCAGCAAATATTCTTCTAATTCTTCTGTTTCATGTTCATTATGCTCAAATACCAAACTATCTACTCTTGCTTTTCCGCCTGCTTCTATAAAAGCACACATGTTTTCTATAACTTTATCAAATTTTGTGTTCCTCCTATAAAGTTCGTGTTTTCCTTTAAAACCATCAACAGCAAAAATTACCTCTGAATTGGATTGTGTGCCTATAGATTTAGCAAGATCTGTCCACCATTGTTTATTTCTCATTCCACCGTTGGTATGTAGAGCAAGTCTAGTATCAGAATTACATTTTCTTACATAGTCGTAAATTTCTAAACAATCTCTAGCAAAAGCAGGATCACCATAGTTACCGCAACTGTAAAAATTTCTGAGCTGAGACAAAAATTTTACAGGAAACCACTCTTTAAAATCTTCAAAAGAAATGTCTCCGCCCCTTATAAAAGGACGCAGTGCTCCGCCGTTAAAATTTCTAGCACACATAGGACATTGTGCTTGACATTTATCGGTAAGTTCTACGTGAACTTCATTAATTTCCTTAGTGTTTAGCATAAAATCTTTCTTTAAGCCAGTCAAAATTGTTAATTTTAGATAATTGTTCTACATTTCCTTTATTTTCTTCACCGAATTTTCTGCCTTCTTTAGCCCCTCTAATTGCATCTATCCCGAAATGAATTCCAGTTCCTACATTGCACCAAGTGTCTAGTCTATCTTCGGTTTCTTTATCGTTTTGCCTTTCTATAGATTTACTTGCTAGTTTTGCACACTCTCTAAAACCCGATTTCCAAGCATTAAAAGAATCTGTATTAAACGCAGTAATGTTTGAAATTACAGGAATAGCTTTAAATTCTGAACTAATAGACGTAGTCATGTCTGGTTTAGAAGTATCCATTTTTTGTGTAAGTTTGCGTGGCAACAATTTTACTCCGCCGTAGCCGTATATTAAGTCATTTACAGGATTAATACTTCTCCATACATGCACAGTGTTTAAATTGTATTCATCGACTTCGTAGTTAAAATCAAAACCCTCCAATAATTGTGCGTCTGCATCAACTACCCAAAACATTTTAGTAAAACATTTTTTTGCAGCCTTGATGTGTGCTTGGTGTATACCTTTCACACCGTCGATGCGTTTGGCAGAAGGATATCTTGATTTCAAAAGGCTCCAGTTTTTTTCTGCGTTAGGTTCGCCATAGGAAATGAATACGATATCATACATAGTAATAGTCTACATTTTTTAAAGAAGATTGTCAATAACGGGTGACAATTGTTCAGTAACTTGTTTGTGTATATC